GTAATGGCAACTAAAGGTAAAATTAATCCTATTGCAACTATTACAGGTGCTGGTATTATTAACTTTGGTCAATACACTCGTGCTAATGCAGCGTCATCATTAGACCGTATTAACGTAGCACGTTTGGTAGCATACCTACGTCGTCAGCTAGATGTATTAGCCCGTCCATATTTGTTTGAGCCAAACGACAAGATTACACGTGGCGAAATTAAAAACGCTGTACAAAGCCTGTTGTTAGAATTAGTCGGTCAACGTGCATTGTATGACTTTATTGTGGTATGTGATGAATCAAACAATACAGCGGCTCGTATTGATCGTTCAGAACTATGGGTAGACGTTGCTATTGAGCCAGTTAAGGCCGTAGAATTCATCTACATCCCAGTGCGTTTAGTTAACACTGGCTCTATTCAAGCTGGTGATTTTACACTGTCTTAATTAGAATAAATATTAAAGAACAAGGAGCACTAAGATGCCAGTAGCAAGTTTAAGCAAATTAACAGTACCATTACCCGCAGGGCAGAGTTCATCAAGCCAAGGCTTGTTGATGCCAAAACTAAAGTATCGCTTTCGTGTGACACTTCAAAATTTTGGTGTAACTAGTCCTACAACTGAAATTACCAAACAGGTAATGACCGTGACTCGTCCTGATATTTCTTTTGAAAATATTGTAATGGACGTTTACAACAGCAAGATCAAGTATGCTGGTAAGCATACTTGGGCTGACGTTACTCTTGTTGTACGTGATGACGTATCTGGCGCAGTAAGCAAGTTAGTAGGTGAGCAGGTTCAGAAGCAGTTTGACTTCTTTGAACAAGCCAGTGCCGCTTCTGGTATTGACTACAAATTTACCACAATTGTTGAAATTCTGGACGGCGGTAACGGTGCATTTGAACCAACAGTATTAGAAAGCTTCGAATTAGAAGGCTGCTACCTACAGAAGGTCACATACGCAGGTGGAGATTACAAGTCAAGTGAAGCATTTGATATCAGCATGACAATCACTTATGATAACGCAATCCAAACTAATGCTTCTGGTAACCCAGTAGGTATCGGTCAGAACGTTGGTCGTACCATCCGTACGTTGGCTACAGGCTAATCAACCCCCTAATTACAAGGACATAGTCCGGCGATTAGTAAGACCCAGTTTTTTCTGGGTCTTTTTTTCAGCTAAATATTATCATGCCATCCTTAGGATCCTACCTCCAACCCGTACTAGACACCGGTATTCAACTGAAAGACTATGCTCATGCTAGTCGACTGTATGCCGACAATGTATTTGCGCTAACGCCTAAAGCGGGTTGGCTATATTACGTAGTTTTTGATATCGAGCCATTTGCGCTTACTGATGAAACCTGGGATAATCAACAACGAACAATGGAGGTTGGCATGTTGGTCAAATCAGCCGATCTTCCAAAATTTACAATGAATACTGAAGTGGTAAATCAGTACAACAGAAAAACAGTTATTCAAAAAAATATAACCTACAATCCGATCACTCTTGCACTACATGATGATCAATCTAACGTTACCCACAACATGTGGTTAAACTATTATAGGTATTATTTTTCTGATTCTAGACAAGGTGGTACTGGTCCCATTGGCACAGCTCGAGACAACACACCCGGAGCATTTGAAAATAACAAATATCTTCCACCTAACGGAATATTCAATCCCGTTAATTATGGTTTAAATTCAGAATTAGTAATTAGGCCATTTTTTAGATCAATTACAATATATCAGCTGAATAGAAAAATATTCACCAGCTTCAAGATAGTAAATCCCATAATACAATCTTGGGAACACGATCGAGTAGATCAAACAGCAGGCTCTAAATTAGCAGAAAGCAAGATGTCTGTAATGTATGAAGCAGTATTTTATGGCACTGGACGAGTTAGAAAAGACACACCCTCTGGATTTGCCATGTTCCACTACGATAATTCACCAAGTCCTCTAAGTATTGCTGGTGGGGGGAACAATTCTGTTTTTGGACCAGGTGGTGTTGTACCAGGAGCATTAGAATTGTTTGGAGATGTCAGCGGAGTACTTGATCCCGACTCTAGATCGAGTCCGTTGGATATTCTAGGAGCAGCAATTAAAGGCACAAATCTAGTTCGTAACGCCAGAAACATTACCAGAGAAAGTCTGCGTACAGAAGGCTATGCTATTTTAAATAGAGAATTACGCAAGGCCAGCCAAGGTGGATTAAATGGGCTTGGCTTTAACCTGCAATTATTCAAAGATAGGCCGTTACTTGAGGGACAATTTTTAGGAACTCCGGTGGCAGTTGTTGCGGCACAGGGGATTGGTCAAGATTTTGCTGGTGGCACCACTACTCAGTCGCCAGTGTCAAATGGGACTGCTCCTACTTCAGCAAATTCAGCAGATGCTAGTGCTAGAGCAAACGCAGCCTTTGCAAACTCACAGGCAGCAATTGACGGAACAGAGCCAAATGCATCCACTACTGATAATGCTCCTGATGGTTCTACGCCTGCTGGTGGTGCTTACTTCCTACAACCACAACCGTTATCTGATACCGCCCCGTATCGAGATGATTTTATTGATGAATTAAGTGCTCCAGAGGACGTTGATCTAGCACTCAATCAATTGAACGCATCGTGGGCAGCCGATAACGAGTACGTTAACAGTCAAAGTTTAAACCCTGATGAGGTCAACGCAAAATTAAGTTATCCCGAAATTAGTGATGCTGAACACGCTGCAATCAAAGCTGAATCTGATGCAGTATTCAATACCACTAGAGAGATTCAAGCAAGTGTTGATCGTAAGTATCAATCAGAATACACTCGCCTTACAACATTGAAACAAAAGATAGCGTCAAATACCACAGGCAGTAACAATACGCAATCAGAACCAGATGCATCAAGTTCTGAACCAAGTCCAGAAAGTGACGCGGTACCACCAAGCAATGAAGAATAAAATTTATGACATACTATAATAACTTACCTCAACCTTCTCAAACTGCAGATAGTTCTCAATCTACCTTACAGATTTTTGATGCGTACACTACAGTTCCGTTAAATATCGATGCTGCTACATTTGATGCTATGACTGGGTTTTTTGCCAGTAGAAAGTTTGGTGAGGATGCTGCTAGAAGCATGGCCTATGTGATTATCAAACAGGCAATCTTAGATAGCTATAATCCGTTTGAGCTTATTGAAACTCTAAAAGGACTAAACACCGTTGAGCTTAGTTCCCTAATTATAGAAATATTAAATTACAATCGATATAAAACCAGTAGTCTAGGAACAGCATCACCATTTTCTCCTACGGAGGAAGTGGCTAGGAACATTGTAGCATGAGTCTAAAATATGCTCAAGGCAATTATACACTGAAGAACCCCGACAAGTATATTGGGCAAGGTACTCCTCGATATCGATCTAGTTGGGAAATTGCCGTGATGAGAATGTGTGATGAAAATGCTGCCATTCAACAATGGGCTAGCGAATCAATTAAAATTCCATATCGTGATCCACTAACTGGTAAAAATACTGTTTATGTTCCAGATTTTCTTGTTGTTTATGTTGATTCCAAACAAAAAAAACACGCAGAGGTGTGGGAGATCAAACCTCGCAATCAATCAGTACTAGAAGCGGTGGGTAAGAATCAGTACAATCAAGCTCACTATATTAAAAATATGGCCAAGTGGACCGTAGCACGTCAATGGTGTGCTAAACAAGGACTGACTTTTAGAGTCTTAAACGAATCGGATATTTTTCACATTGGTGCAAAAAAGCGTTAAATAAACATATGACAAAAAAGTTGGAACAATTACTAGATTTGCCGCAAATAACAGAAGCTGAATTACTTGCTCCTCAAACCTCTACACCACCTGCAGTTATTGATCTACAAGAACAACTAGATCAATTTGATAAGATCAGCGGTGCTTTACCTAAAGTAGAAGGGTTAGGCGCAATGAGTGATTTAGAGCTAGATGGCTTGGCAGGTAAAGCTGAGCAAGCATTTGACGACCTAATGGATTTAGGTATGAATGTTGAAGCAAAGTACGGTAGTAGGATGTTTGAAGTAGCAGGTAACATGCTTAAAACCGCCGTAGATGCTAAATCAGCTAAAATTGACAAGAAATTAAAGATGATTGAACTTCAGATCAAAAAGCTGGCTTTAGATAAAAAGAACACAGGGGAAAGTGAAGACCCTGTAGAGGGCAAGGGTTTCATCATTACTGACCGTAATAGCCTCCTTGAAAAACTTAAAAATGTTAATAAATAACATATCAGGAAAACAATATGAGATCATTTAAAGACTACCTAACCGAAAGCAAACGTACCTACGATTTTAAGGTAAAAATTGCTGGTGGATTTGCTCCAGAGCAAGAAGCCACAATGAAAGCTCTACTAGACAAGTACAAAATTATTGAATTTAAAAAAACAGGCCAAACTCCAGTACAGGCACTTCCACTAGACTTTCCTCGTCTTACAAATACAGAAGTTTGCATTTATGAAATTTCATTAGATTATCCTGTAGCAAGTCATGAATTGCAAAATTATCTAGGCAACGGTTTAAAGATTCTCGAACAATCTATTGTTGTTCGTAGACCAGGTGAACCATCAGAACAATATCAAGAGCCAGGCGAGAAACGTGAAGGCGCACTTTTAAGCGACGCAGAATATAAAGAATCACCAAACGTTGACAGCGATGACTACTATGGCGACAAATACAACACTAGTCTTATAAAGACATTAAACGATGACCTCAAAGCTCAACACAAGGCACGTGGTCAAGTTATCCCTAATGGTGATGACGGTAAGACCACCAATGAAGTAGCACAAAATAACCAGAGCCCAATTGGGTCAAAATAAGGAAAATTAATCATGCAGATGATCGACGTACTAAAGCGATTAGCCGAATTAGATTCTACTAATCCAACTGTAGAACAAACAATGACTCAAGAACAAAGTCTAGCCACAGTAACAAATATTGAAGGCGAGATAGTTGCTGAGTGTGGTCCAATGGGAATGAATCCAATGAGCAGTATGGATCGCCCTTCAACTCCTGCGACATTTAGTATTAATGCATCTGCTGAATCAGGGGCAGAAGTTAGCTCAATGTTACGTGACATTATGAACTTGGCAGGCGTTACACCGTCAATGGGCGACTTAGACCACGACGGCGATCACGACTTTGACGATCACAAAATTGAATTAGATACGCCCCGTTCACTAGAAGTAGGACCAATGAAATCCGCTGGTGATGAGATGGGCAGTTTAATTGGTATGGTTGATCGCATGAATGGTGATGATAGCGACTCAGAAAAAGAAGGGCTCGGAGGAGCATTGGCTGGCGGAGCAATTGGAGCATTGGCAGGCGGCCCATTAGGTGCGTTGACTGGTGCGGCTGCTGGCGATTCTTTAACAGATCCAGATCCAGAAGAGAAAAAAGAAGGTTCAGTTGCTAGGATGGCAGACGATGTTCGCGGTATGGCCGACAAAATGGCTGACGAAGGCATTGGCGCAGGATTTGACGCAGCAACTACTACTCCAGACGAGAAAGTTGAACCACACAAGTACGGCAATGATCAAGTAACACCAAAACCAAAAGAACCAGCCAAAGTCAACGGCGGCGGTAATCCTTACACAGAATCAGTAGAAGTACAATCAGTTAGCGCACAGCTACTCAAGGCCTACGCAGAATTTAAGAAACAATAAGTAATTTTTAACAATATCAAATAGGCTCCACGGGGCCTATTTTTTTCATTAAATACAAGTATGGGAAAATCATTAGACGGCAACTTAATTAAGTCAGCCAATAAAAAACAAAGATTTACCGAACAGGATCTCCAAGACATCGCATTATGTATGGAGGATCCTCACTATTTTCTCAAGAATTTTTTCTTTATTCAACATCCTACCAAAGGTAAGATGAAGTATGAAGCATTTGATTACCAAAAAGAATTATTAGACAGTTATAATGGACATCGATTTAGTGTAAACATGCTAGGACGACAAATGGGAAAGACGACCACAGCCGTGGGATATTTACTATGGTACAGCATGTTTGTGCCAGACTCGACCATACTAATTGCCGCACACAAGTACACAGGTGCTAAAGAAATTATGCAACGTCTACGCTATGCGTATGAAACCTGCCCTGATCATATTCGTTGCGGAGTAACAAGTTATAACAAAGAATCAATAGAATTCGACAACGGATCACGTATTGTAGCACAGACAACTACAGAAACAACAGGTCGTGGTATGTCACTATCTCTACTGTACTGTGACGAGTTTGCGTTTGTTCCGCCCAATGTGGCCTCAGAGTTCTGGACTTCAATTTCGCCTACGCTGGCAACTGGTGGTAAGGCAATTATTACATCAACTCCAAACTCAGACGAAGATCAGTTTGCACAGATTTGGAATGAAGCCAACAAACGATTTGACGAGTATGGTAACGAACAAGTAATAGGTCGCAACGGCTTCGCTCCGTACATGGCTATTTGGAGTCAGCATCCAGATCGTGATGACAAATGGAAAGCTGAAGAAATGTCGCGAGTGGGCGAAGAACGCTTCCGTCGTGAACACAACTGCGAGTTCTTGGTATTTGACGAAACACTAATCAACTCAATTAGTCTATCTGATTTAGTACCGTCAGATCCCATCATGAACATGGGACAGGTACGCTGGTATAAAAAAATTGATCCAGATGCTACTTACATTATATCATTGGATCCCTGCTTAGGTACTGGTGGAGATTATGCCGGACTTGAGATATTAGAAATCCCTACCCTTGAACAGGTAGCAGAATGGCATCATAACACTACCCCTATACAAGCTCAGGTCCGCATCATGCGTGATATTGCTAAACACATCGATGAGCATTGTTCAGCTGCTGACAAAACTTCTAGTATCTACTATTCAGTAGAAAACAACACCTTAGGCGAAGCCGCCCTAGTAGCAATTAACGAACTAGGTGAAGAAACATTTCCAGGGATGTTTCTAAGCGAGCCAATTAAAAAAGGGCATGTACGTCGTTTTCGTAAGGGATTCAACACAACTAACAAAAGTAAGATAGCGACCTGCGCCAAGCTAAAACAACTTATTGAAAGTAGATCCCTTAAAATACATTCTAAGCCCCTAATCAGTCAACTTAAAGCATTCGTTGCCAAGGGGCTAGGATTTGAAGCAAAAACAGGCGAACATGACGACTTAGTGGCGAGTTTATTGCTGAATATACGCATGATTATGATGTTACAAGACTGGGATCCAGCTATATACGAAAAGATGCATGAACACGTATCAGACGAGCTAATTCTACCTCTGCCGATTTACATGTCCGGATTAGTATAAATATACAAATGAAGCCAATTGAGATTATAGCCCAAGACCTATTTGACAAAGTACGTAGTCGTTTCTCCAATTTACAGATGGGAGATGAAACTGGCGCTGTTACTGCTAGTCCAACAGATGCCCGGTTCTTTGATTTTGACTTTACTGTAGAAGAAGTCAACCTAGGACGGGTAAGCATTAGCATTAATGATATTGGCAATTTAAAGATTTTTTACAGTCAGGATATTACAGAAAATGCTGACTCAATTACACAGACAATGTGGTATGATTTCCTACGTGAGATGCGTTTTTTTGCTAAACGTCGTCTGTTGAGATTTGATACCCGTGATATAACCAAAGGTAATTTGGATAAAACTGACTTCCAATACCTAGCACAGAATGGACCAAAGGACAACAATATGAATGAATCAGCCATGTACGGAAGTTCAAAGACTTCTCATAGAAAAATAGAAAATACGGATTTAATTATTCGTCACTCTGAAGCAATTGATCCTACTAAGCCAGGTGCACGTAGCCGCAAAATTAAAAACTTGTTTATTCAAAACGAAGAAGGTGAGCGGTTTAAATTTCCATTTGTCTATCTTCCAGGTGCTCGTGCAATGCAACGTCACGTGGCTAACGGTGGGTATCCGCACGACGACGCCGGTAAGGACATTATTAAAACTTGCGAAGAAATTTTAAAATTATCAGACTTTGGTCGTAAAGTAAAACACTCAACTCTAAATGACAACGCACACGCTATTGCTGAAAGGGCAGGAACTAAATTAAAAAAATTACGCCATCATATGGAGTGCATGAGCAAACAAGGGTATTACGAATCTTGGAAAGAATCACATGCACCTGCTGATAATGCTATGGTTGAAATTGATGCTGCTACTATGGAAAGTTACAAAGACACCTTCACTCAAACCAAGTTTGACGAAGCATTATCAGATGTATTTCCGTTGTTACATGCTATTATGCAAGAAGCCGGTGAGGTTGATTTAGAAGCAGTAGTAATCGAAGGTCAAGACTCCGATGAAGAAATTACAATCGAAGAAGCTGGTGCAGACGACGAGTTTGCCGCTTTTGAATCATGGACAGAAAGCATTATCGGAGAAGGATTTTCAGATGAAGAACTAGCTCAACTAGAGCCATTAGTTCAACAACCATTACCGGTTGGAGCAAATGACGAGGCTGCACAAGCATTAGCGGGTATCGGAATTAAAGATCCTACTTTACTTAAAGCTCTTCGTGCTACCGCTGCCATGCCCAACGGTGCAGATGCAGATGCTAGAGAGATTATTAAAACTTACCTAGGAGCCGATGCTTCCAAGATCAGCTTTGGCGATTTAGATACTCAACAGACAGCGCCAGTTGCACCGCAACCACAACAGGAGCCAGCTATGGCAGAAGAAACAAAAGGTCTATCAGATGTCGCTAATAAAAAAGAAAAGATGGCTCGTGCAACTCCTGCAGATACTAGCTTTATGGGCAAGGCTAAAGATCTAGCCAAGGGCATAAAAGCATTTGCTACAGGAAAATCAGAAAAAGATTTACAAACGTACGAATCAGCATTTATGGGACCAGAAGATTTTCCAGAATGGTTGAAAGATGCTACTCATCGTGTTGCTCATGGTAAGGTTGCAGATTGGACAGAGCTGTATGCTGAACTAACTAGCAATTTAGACTTTGATGAAAACAAAGCAGAACGTATTGCCAAACGCATTTACGATCACGATACCCTAGCTCAACATCGTGTTAAACCAACAGGCAATATTGAATTACCAAAAGATAAAGATAGCGAGGATGATGATGAATTCTTGTCTAACTTACGTGGACAAGCTCGTTCAGGTAGTATTAAACCAGGTGTAGATATTGGTGGCGTTGATGAAGAAGATAGCATCGATCCAGCCGTTGAACCAGAAGATAAATTAATTGAAAAAAAACCATCAGCTAAAGAAATTGCTGAGATTGTAATGGGATTCTACGATCGAGATAACGGCACCTGGACTAAAGGCGAACACGGAGTAGTTACTCACGTTAAACGTCAGTTCAGTAGTGAAGACGGCGAAGGCGGCGAGAAGGAAGCCGCACTAGCAGCCAAATTAATTCAACATTTAAACGCCACACATCAAAGCACAGAACAGTTTGCCGAAATGCGTCGCCTAGCTGGCTTACCAGCATTATCCGAAGCTGCCAAACAGTCCATGAGTCGTGCGGCCAAAGGTAATGAGAAATACGGCAAAGATGGTATGAAGGCACTGGCCAAGGCAGGCCGTGAGGGTGCTAGTGAAAAGACTCTCGATGCCATCCGCGACAAACATGACAACTATAATGAAGCGGCTGAGACTGACGCAAAACCTACAGAAACTCCTTGGACAAAAATAAAAAAGAAGAACGGTAAACCAACTAACGCTAGTGGTGTTGCTGGTAAACTAGCCAAAGACGAAATGGCCAAAGCATCAACAAAGAAATAAGGTAATACCTAGTTAAACAAAGAGGCAGAAATAATCTGCCTTTTTTGTTGACAGGATAAATAAACTAGCATATAATAACATATATGCAGATTTTCTTTTAGTCAGTTGGCTTTGAGAAATAGGCAAAGTAGTAAAAGGCAAGTAGTAAACACAGGCATATTATAAGGAGAAATATCATGGCCTCATTAGCAGAGATTCGCGCAAAGCTTCAAGCAACATCATCACAGAACACCGGCGGCATCACAGGCGGTGACAACGCAATTTATCCCCATTGGAACGCCGCAGAAGGCACAACTACAACAGTTCGTTTCCTACCTGACGCAGACCAAAACAACACATTCTTCTGGATCGAACGTGCAATGATCAAATTGCCATTCGCAGGCATTAAGGGCGAAACAAACTCAAAACCAGTAACCGTGCAAGTACCTTGTATGGAAATGTGGGGTGAGACCTGTCCTATTCTTACAGAAGTACGTCCTTGGTTTAAGGACAAGTCGCTGGAAGAAATGGGTCGTAAGTATTGGAAGAAGCGTAGTTATCTGTTTCAAGGTTTTGTTACAGACAGTAAAATGCCCGAAGACAAGACACCAGAAAATCCAATCCGTCGGTTTATTATCGGCAGTCAGATTTTCAATCTAGTTAAAAACGCCCTGATGGATAGTGAAATTGAAGAGTTGCCAACAGACTATGTTCGCGGCCTAGACTTCAAGATTACAAAAACATCCAAAGGCGGTTATGCTGACTATTCAACAAGTTCCTGGGCTCGTCGTGAACGTGCTTTGAGCGATGCTGAAAAAGCGGCTATTGAAACTTATGGCTTGTTTGATTTAAAATCATTCCTACCTAAGAAACCAGGTGAAGTAGAACTCAAAGTTATGAAAGAAATGTTTGAAGCGTCAGTTGACGGTGAAGCATTTGACATGGAACGTTGGGGTGCCTATTTCAAACCAGCAGGCATGGGCGGTAGTGGTCAAGCAACAGGCTCAGCTTCTACAGCAGCTAAAGCGGCTCCTGCTCCAGTAGTGGATGAGGAAGACGCACCTTTTAGTCAAGCGGCTCCGGCACCCGCTGAAAAAGTTGCTGAGGCTGCACCTGCAGCTTCAACTGGCGGAGAAGCATCGGCTCGTGCCCAAGACATCTTGGCAATGATCCGTAATCGTCAGAAAGCAGAATAAGGAGATAGACTATGAGTAAAGCATTCGATATCTCTAAATTCCGCAAGTCAATCACTAAGTCTATTGAAGGCTTAGGGGTTGGCTTTAACGATCCAACTGACTGGATTTCAACTGGCAATTACGCACTGAATTATTTAATTAGTGGAGACTTCTTTAAGGGAGTTCCTTTGGGTAAGGTAACTGTGTTTGCTGGTGAGTCTGGTGCAGGTAAATCATATATTTGTTCCGGTAACATTATTCGTAATGCACAAGAGCAAGGCATTTATGTAGTCTTGGTTGACTCAGAAAATGCACTTGACGAACAGTGGTTAAAAGACCTCGGTGTTGATACTGGAGAAGATAAACTCCTCAAGTTAAACATGGCTATGATTGATGACGTTGCTCGCACTATTTCAGAATTTATGAAAGAGTATAAAACAATGGATCCAGCAGAGCGTCCAAAGGTCATGTTTGTCATTGACTCACTTGGTATGTTACTTACTCCAACTGACGTAAATCAGTTTGAAGCAGGCGAGATGAAAGGTGACATGGGCCGTAAGCCCAAAGCACTAACAAGTCTTGTTCGTAACTGTGTAAATATGATTGGTAGCTATAATGTTGGATTAGTTTGTACAAATCACACATACGCTAGTCAAGACATGTTTGATCCAGACGACAAGATTTCAGGTGGTCAAGGCTTTGTATATGCTAGCAGTATTGTAGTTGCTATGAAAAAATTAAAACTCAAGATTGACGCAAATGGCAACAAGGTAACTGATGTATTAGGTATCCGTGCCGCTTGTAAGATCATGAAAACACGTTATGCTAAACCCTTTGAAAGTGTACAAGTTGAGATTCCATATTCAACTGGCATGGCTCCAACAAGCGGGTTGGTTGACATGTTTGAGAAAATGGGGATATTATCTAAGGTTGGGAATAAATTAGCATATACGGATAAAGAGTCCGGCGAAATTATTGCCGAGTTCCGTAAGAACTGGACTGAAGATAAGTTGCACATCATCATGAAGCAATGGGATGCCAAGGCAGCTGAATCTTTAACCACAACCGAACCCATTGAGGAAAGTGAAGAAGCATAATGGAAGAACATTTAATCATGACAGTTTGGGATATGTTCCGCGAATATATCCCTGAGAAGAATCGCGAAATGGCTGCAAATCAATATGTGGATTTTTTGCTAGGCAATGATATCGACGTGGATACACTCGGTTCATATACTGGCTATGATCCACACCTCGACGAGGCTATTAAAGCAGTTACTGAGGAAGATGCCGAAGACGACGATGACGAATATAACGAAACCGGTTACGACGAAGACGAGGACTATTGATGAGCTGGTACTCAAAAGTCAGTAAAGATATTAGTCATTTGCCCGACTGTATTGAGTACTACTACACCCAGTTAGATGAAGCACGTAAAGAGGTCCGAGTATATGGAAACTTAGAAAAGAGCTCTGCTCAACTACCTGGTATTGTTGAACAGCGATTTAATCAATTGCAGGAAATTGAAGGGGTGTTGGAGTATCTGAACATTGAGCTCCGACGCACCCGTTCAAAAGCATTTAAGAAATATTTAGAAAACTATCAACGAGCTTTAAGCAGTCGTGACTGTGAAAAGTACTGCGAAGGTGAACCGGATGTAGTAGACCTTGAAAAGATTGTTAACGAGTTTGCCTTGCTACGTAATCAATGGTTGGGCATCGTCAAAGGTCTTGATATTAAACAATGGCAGTTGAGCAATATTATTAAACTCAGGGTAAGCGGGATGGAAGATATAACGATTTAATTAGGTATGAAAAACAACTCCCTTGAAAATTTCTGTTATTGACTGTATAATTAGCTATGTTTATCGAAGACTATATTCTAGGAATTGCCGGATACGGTAATTGGGTGTTTACATCAACCATCTGTAATCCTCTCTCACAACAAGACGAAACATTTTTTGAAAGTGTAGCTGCTTCATTACACAACAATAATGCGCTTACTGAAAAGCAAGGTACACTTGCTCTTAAACTGATCAGAAATAATATTGGTAGATTAGATCTTAAATTATTTCCAGATATTATCAACGACTTAGACAATCCACAATGGAAAAAACCCTTTAGGATACTGCCAACTGTTAGAACTATTACGATTAAGAAATCAGACCAAACAGTAAAACACCAAAATGGCCGATGCATTTTTGTAGAATTTCCCTATGATCAAATACTTGTAGATGCCTTTAGGAAACGAAATACAGGATTGCACGAACTTTATAGGGGGCATTGGGATTCTGATTGCAAACAGTGGGTCTTTTGTTTGACTGAGAAAAACATTGCCTGGTTAGGTGACGTGTTATTGGACAGAGAGTTTAAAGCTGAACAAGAATTTTTAGATTTATATGCCGAAGTATCTGAAATTAGAAACAATGTAGAACTGCATATCCCTATGCTGTCTATGCAAGATGGCCAATATGTGTTGATCAACTCTCACCAAAATATTCCCCAACCTGCAACTGACAATTTGTCAAAAGCTCTGTTCTTTGCCAAACAATATGGCATCAACACCTGGGACGATTCTATCGACACCGATAAAATGTCCAACACAACCAAGCAGATTATAGAGCATGTATCTAAGGTCAACTTCCTTTGGTTTGATAACAAGCGAGTTGCTATTGATCAATTTACAGATTTGATAACCTACGGTGGACCCGCTTTGATTATTGTGCCGGGCGGTAGTGAATTGGAAAATGTACAGCAATGGGTTGAGTTTGGATTACTACAGGGAATTGACGTAGGTCAAATATCTGTAATGTTCCGCTTGCCGCATGAACGAGCAGACTTCAATCAATTTGTAAAGACTGCTGGCCTAAATAACCCCATCACAGAAAACACACGCTTGGTATTTGTCAGTACCAAGATTACCAAACCATTGGTAAAATCTAATATAAAATTCAACACAGTAATCAACCTTGGCTACTACAATTATATGCACTTTACTATGAATACAGTTGTTGACAATGCAACCAACTTAGTGTATTATAGTATGAAGGAACCGACTAAAAGACAACAATGGCAACAGCACGACTTATAATACGAGATGAAGTTAATTGTAAAATTGACGGACTTGATCTCGACACACGCAAAGAACTTGTAAAGAAATTTAAATATTTTAATCAAGCCGCACGTTATCAGCCAGCCTATAGACTAGGTCGTTGGGACGGCTGTACCAGCTTCTTTGGCCTAGGTGGAACTACCTATGTCAGTATGCTTGATCGTATTCTACCCTTGTTAGAGCAGTGGGGATATTATATTGAGATTGAGGACGAGCGTGAGTCAGAGCCACTACAATTTGAAAAGATCACTGAGGAGTTTTGGGGTGATCAATGTTGGCCAGAAGGACATCGTTTCGCCGGACAACCTATCCGACTACGTGATGATCAGGTGCATGTGGTTAATAGCTTTCTTGAGAACCCGCAAGCTCTACAGGAAGTAGCAACAGGAGCAGGCAAGACTATTATGACTGCTACACTGAGTAAAATATGTGAAAAGTACGGTCGTACAATTACCATTGTACCCAACAAGAGTCTAGTAGAACAAACAGAAGAAGACTTTGTCAACGTAGGATTAGATGTAGGCGTTTATTATGGTGACCGTAAAGACCTAAATAAAAAGCATACTATTTGCACTTGGCAGAGTCTAAACATTCTAGATAAGAAAACAAAAAATGGTGAGGCTGATTTAGTCACACTGGCTGAGTTCTTAGAAGGTGTTAGCACTATTATCATTGACGAGGTCCATCAAGCCAAAGCAGAAGTGCTAAAGAATTTACTCACACAGAACTTACGTAATGCTCCAATTCGTTGGGGATTAACTGGCACAGTTCCAAAAGATGATTTAGAGTTTGAAAGTATTCGCTGTAGTCTAGGCAACGTTATTAATCGTGTTTCGGCATATGATCTCCAACAAAAGGGAGTCCTTAGTACTTGCCATGTGAACGTTATTCAAACACAGGAATACAAAGAATTTGGCAGTTATCCAGAAGAATTAAAGTATCTAGTCACTGATGAAGATCGTATGACATGGATGGCTAAATTAATTGCCGGCATTGCTGAAACAGGCAACACACTGGTGTTAGTAGATCGTATTGAATCAGGAAAATTCCTACAAAATGAATTAATAGACAGCGTATTCATTTCAGGCGCAGTAAAAACCAAAGACAGAAAAGAAGAATACGATGAAATTGCAACAAATGATAACAAAATTATTGTCGCTACTTACGGTGTGGCTGCTGTTGGGATTAATATTCCACGTATTTTCAATCTTGTTCTCGTGGAGCCTGGAAAATCTTTTGTACGTGTTATCCAATCCATCGGACGTGGAATTCGTAAAGCAGATGACAAAGATTTTGTGAACATTTTCGATATTACTAGCACTTGTAAATATTCTAAAAGACACCTTTCTGAAAGAAAACGTTACTATAAAGATGCAAAATATCCGTTCACTATTGAAAAAATAAAGAGAGATCCTGCATAAATAAGTTTGTGTTTTAATGTAGGACATAATATGAAAAAATTAACTACTTGTGATTTTATAGATAAATTTTATAAAAGATTTTCAGACGGCCTTAATTTAGATTTATCAAGTTTTGAATATAAAACGGCAAGAAATAAGTCTGTAACTATTTGCAAATCACACAATATACAAATTCTAAATTCCGCAAATAATTTAATGCAGGGAATTAGAAGATGCCCAACGTGTAAATCCGAATCAATATCAAATGCACAGGCATATACTATTTTAGATTTTACAAAAAAATCTGAAATGATACATGGGAAAAAATATGATTATTCATTAGTGTCTTGGAAAAATTCAAGGACTAAGGTAGATATTATTTGCAAGGAACATGGGATATTTTCTCAAAATCCCCAAAGCCACTGGAATGGATACGGGTGTCCAAAATGCGGATATGTTGGATTACGCAAGACTAAAGATAATTTTGTAAATGATGCAACCCTGGTACATAACAATCGATATGACTATACTGATACCGAATATTACAATAATTATACCAAGGTTACAATAAATTGTAAAGTACACGGCAATTTTATAATAACTCCAGTAGCACATACGGTCTACCAAAGGGGGTGTCCTGAGTGTTTTCCCGGTAATCAATCGTGGGTAGAAATATCTTGGCTAGATAGCCTAGGAATACCAATCGATTGTCGACAAAAACGTATTACTATCGGTAATACTAAATTACTTGTTGATGGTAAAATAGGTAATACTATCTACGAATTCTGGGGTGACTTTTGGCACGGCAATCCAAATAAATTTTCATCAACGGCTATTAATGGCAAAAATGGAAAAACATTTGGAGAATTATACAAAGAAACAATGATAAAACGAAACCTTATATTATCGGCAGGATTTGACCTAGTTGAAATTTGGGAATCGGATTTTAACAATAAAATAAAAATATAATAAGGAATATAAAAGTGCAAATTTTAACCCTGGACAACAGTACGTTTTATCTAAATGACCTACCTGAAGAGGTTGATGATGATCTTCGCTATGCTGTGCTAGATAACAGTGATAACCAAAATCCTGATTATTTTTATTTGCCGTTGATCTTTTTAGAATCATTCACTGGTCCGGCAGTTGTGTTAAAGATTGGACCTTATGAGCTCACCATGCCATTGGATTGGTGCACCGTTGTCGGAGACCCACAGGGTCCTGAGATGGAGATTCTTCCACTGACCAGTTTAAATGATCGCGGATTTAGAACATTTTGTTTTAACCCGTTGAGTTCGTTTCGCCCAGAGTTCCATGACATTGACATCATTAATGTTTACCAGGATGTAAAATGGTATTTCCCAAAAATGAAGCCAGGTCAGTTGTTATGTACTCCGTTAGAATCGGGTGAGAACCCAATGTGCGCTTACTTTGTCAAAGAAGTTAGTCGTCAAAGTGAGATTGTACATTATACTAAATGTTGGTAAGGAGACCAAATGATAACCAAAGAAAAACTACAACACCATATTGCTCATCTACAAGAAAAACACGATGCTATGGATAAAGAGATAACAGAATTATACAAGCATCACGAAAATGATCTTAAAATTGAAACTCTTAAAAAGCTCAAACTTCATATCAAAGACGAAATTGAAGCAAACAAGGCAAGGATGAATGGGCTCACTTAAACCAGGCGCAACCTATGTGTACGAGCGAGATGGGGATACTGTCTACGCTCGTGAAATGGGCGCAGACCCTAATACCAGGCAAGTGGTAGGGTGGGATTATGACCCAGGTAGCAATCCAGGTTTATCCAGAATGCGTCAAGAATTCCTTTGGAACAATATCCACGATGCTGCTAAAACCAATCCCGCATTGCAAAAAGCACTGGAACAATGTATAATAATATATAACCTAAGTAAAGATCATGGCACTTGATATCAAACGAGAACTCAATGCAGTAGACGCTAAAAATTATGATTTTTACAGCAAGCTCACAGACGAAGAACGCAAGGCATTCAGTCCGTATGTGCTGATGCGTTATACAAGTAATGTAGAGGGCGACCGTGATATACAAGAATGGTTCCTTGAAATGACCAATGAAATGGTTAATAAGAATCATTGGGATCTGAGTAAGAATCACAAGGCATTATTGTGGAAATTATTTGCAGCCTGCGGTGCCGGCGTTAAGTGTTATCACCCATATCTCAAAGCCAGCTCAAAAGAAAAAGCAGTTAAGATTGAAAAGCTACTGGCAGAAGTTTATCCAGCAATGAAAATGAGTGATGTCAAAATCATGGCCGGTATGATGGACAAGGCAGATAAAGACGAGCTATTTGACAAGATGGGATTTGATAAGAAGCAGAGAAAGGACTACGAATGAATACAATATTATGGACAGTTGCTGTCGCTAACGATGGCAGGGTATATTTAGAAGACAACGATTTTGCTCATGATGTGCGTCTGTATGTTAATGGCGACTTTGCAACACCTGAGCAACACTGGGCCTATGCTTCAGTATTGGCAAGAAAATTAAATGACACCTATACTGAATGATGTTAAAGTTGGAGGAACAACCGTTTACTTGTGTACATTGTAACAAGAGTTTTATGAAGCAGAAGACTCTAGTTGCTCACATGTGCGAACAGAAACGTCGTGCTCTCCAAAAGGATGAGAAGCGTGTTCAAGCGGGCTATATGGCCTATAATCGTTTCTTTCAACTTACGCAAAATGCTAAAAAATTAAAGTCATACGAGGACTTTTGTAAGACAGCATACTACAATGCCTTTGTAAAGTTTGGATCATTTGTCAATAATGTCAATCCATTATATCCAGACAAATTTATCGACTTTGTAATTAAGAGCGGAGTCCGACTTGATGATTGGTGTCGTGATGCACTATACGAAAAGTATCTGTATGAGATGCTTAAAGTAGAGCCCGTTGAGGCCGCGGTACAAAGAAGCATAGCAACCATGCTGGAGTGGGCTGATGAACATAAATCAGATTATACTCATTATTTTCTGTATGTAAACCTCAATCGTGCCGTACATGATATTAAGAACGGAAAGATCAGTTGCTGGTTAATGCTTAACTGCAAGGGTGGCAAAGACATGTTAAACAAATTCAGTGATGAACAGTTGGAAATGATTTCTCCAGCATTTGACTTACCCCATTGGCTCAAAAAGTTTAAAGAAGCGCCAGCAGATGCATTGCTAGTTAAAGAAATATGTAGGGAGACAGGAATTGAGTAAGTATTTGCCAAGATCCGAAGCTATAGGAAAGTTATGTGCGGTATTTGATGCTCAAGCAGAACGCAGTCCTAGACAATTCTACAAAAGAACTATGTTAAAGTGTACTGACTACAATGATCCCAATGTTCACTACGACACTCAAGTAATTGATGCTGTAGCTATACATATCCCAACGCATCGTCTGGATGATTTCTTAGATACTATAGACGAACAGAAATATCGCGAGCTAGAGATTAGATCTCGAGTGCCGGCTGTGAAGCTAGCATATGAACAATATAGAATGTTATTAAAAATGTGTGGAGGCGATGATGCCCGATATTGACCTAGACTTTGCCAATAGGGATGATGTATTGTCTATTATTAAGCACGTACCTGCGGTTATGAAAGACGGCAAGAAACATAACACAGGCGCCTACTGCCATGAAATTCCAACTAATCCATTAACTGGCATGGCCAGTATTGAATATGGGGCTGCCGAGGCACGTGGCTATTTTAAAATAGACTTTCTCAATGTTAATGTTTACAAAGACGTTAGAGACGAAGAACATATTGTAGAATTACTAGCGGTAGAACCTCTTTGGGACCTACTTGAACAGAAAGATTTTTGTGATATGATATTTCATGTTAACGGATATCATGATCTAGTTGCCCGTTTAAAGCCACGTAGTATTGAACAGTTGGCTATGTTTTTGGCATTATTGAGACCAGGTAAGAAGCATTTAGTCGGTAAGTGTGAAACAGAGGGTTGGGAGTCAATCAAAGATGAGATTTGGGAAAAGACTGCGGACAGTTACAGTTTTAAGAAAAGTCATAGTTTTGGTTACGCACATGCTATTATAGTCCAGATGAATCGCATCTGTGAAGGTATTAGCCAGCCTTACGTTTAGCAGGGTTTTTAACCAATTGAATGGATTTGCGCTTGATTCGCTTTTCGGCAATATCGCTTAGATTTACAGTTGGGCCAAACATTATAGCAACATCCTTACTGTTAAACGTTTTAATAATTGATTTAAATACTGCCATATCTTGTTTTAGAAAGATGTTAATGGGAAGTTTACGATTAGATTCCCACCACCAAATTTCGCCTAATTCTAAAAAACGCTGTTTATCTATGTCTGTACGTAGGATGCTGAAATCGTATATGCTTGTAACCTGTAGATCATAGTTAATGATGATGCCGACATACTCCTCATCAACGCATTTGATGCAGGTTATAAATGGAAAATTTTGTTGAAATTCGTCGCTCTTCAGTGGCTTCATGTATTGATAAATATGTATTATGAACAAGTTACCAATCTATTTATACCCCAACATACTCGATGTTATATTAGATTTGGATCAAAACAGGAGTATCCATAAGATCATGTACCAGCGTAAAATTAAAATACAAAAAGGGTTTAAAGACTCTATTCAAATTCAGTTTAAAAACTCTGATCAAAAACCTGTACCTTTGTCTACCAGCACTTACTGGTTTGACATGATTGATTCTGACGGGCGTCAGTGCTTGTTATCTAAGCCGCTGACAATCATAGACGATGGAGTAACCGTATCAACCCGCGGTATTGCTATGGCTACATTTGATCCAATTGACACTATCAATATGTCCGCTGCCAGCTACAAATTTCTAATAAAGAAAGACAACGATGACGGCACATTTACTCCGGCGTATTCTAATACCTATTATGATATTACTGGGGAAGTAGAAATTGTAGAGGACGGATATCCGGTAGGCTATCCAATTCTAACCGTTAGTTCGAAAGAATTGGAAACCAACAAAGAATACGATAGAAATCCACAACGCATGGGCTACGTATTTTATAGTGATTGGGTACGACCAGTGATTCGGTCAAACACCACAGCAAATACATCTACCGCAGTGATAACATTAGTTGGGTTTACTGGAGAAGTCATTGTTGAAGGAACACTAGACAACGACCCAAGTCCGCATGGTCAAGCTAACGCCCAGGCATTCACAGTTGTTAGTCATACAGCGGTTACTCCTACCCAAGGTACAATCCAATTAAATTGGAATAGTGCAGTTACCGCAGTGAGATTTGCAGTTCGTCCAAAAAATGATGCGTTTGGTTCTAACTATTATCCAACCGGTAACCCAATTGGCTCCAATACCAACAAGTACCCATCCGGTTTTGTTGACCAAATCCAATATATCAGTTAAAATAGCAGTATGAACTTGATTCAGGCTAGAGTACAGTCAGCCTTACCACCTCGTAGAAAAATGACCCCAAGTGGCTGGGAATCGTTCAATGCCGTCTGCTGCCATCACAATGGTGAAAAGAAGGACACACGCAAGCGCGGCGGTATCCGGTTTGACAAAGACGGACTAAGCTACCATTGCTTCAACTGTTCGTTCAAGGCAGGCTGGATTCCAGGAAAGTTGCTGAGTAAAAATACTCGTAATCTGTTTAGCTGGTTAGGTATTCCTGATAACGAAATTCAACAACTGGCATTAGAAGCAGTGAAGAGTAAAGAAGATCAACCTACGCCTACAAAAGAATTGCGGTTTGATTTAGAAACCCGTGCCTTGCCAGAAGAGTGTAAAACATTTACCGAGTGGCTTGAACTAGGGTGCCAGGAAGAAGATTTCCTTAATGTTGTTGCCTACATTCTGGATCGCGGCATGGAATTAGACTGGTATGATTGGATGTGGAGTGCGGCTACTGGTTACAGAGATCGTGCTGTCATTCCGTTTTACGACAGAGAAGGAGTTGTGGGTTGGACTGGTCGTAAGATTAAAGAAGGGCAACCTAAATACCTAACCACAGCACAACCAGGCTATGTGTTTAATTTAGATCGTCAAACAGATGATCGCAAATATGTAATTGTAGTGGAAGGACAATTTGATGCTATTGCAGTAGACGGAGTTGCCATCATGCACAACGACCCTAACGAAACACAGGTATCTCGCATTAAGAATTTAGGTAAAGAAGTCATAATTGTACCAGACAATGACCGTGCTGGGACTAAATTAATATCCGCAGCCATCGATCATAACTGGTCTGTGAGTTTACCCGACTGGGGCGACGATGTCAAAGACGTTGCGGATGCGGTAAAGAAATACGGAAGATTATATACATTGCTTACAATTATAAAATATCGAGAGCACGGACAGATTAAATTAACAATGATAAAGAAGAAAATATCCAATGGCACTGAATAACGAGAAACACGTAGTACCCAATTATAGTTTTGAAATACAAAAGTTATATCTCGAAATGTTTATGAGCGACGCTGTAACATTTGTGCGCTGTCAAAATATCTTCGATCCAGAAAACTTTGATCGTAAGTTACAAGACACCGCTGCTTTTATCACAGAGTATGTAAACGAATACAAGGTAATGCCAGAGCCACAGATTGTCAATGCCAGTTGCAACATAGACTTAAATCCGGCACAGTTGCCAGAAGAAAATTACTCTTGGTTAATGAATGAGTTTGAACAGTTTAGTCGACACAAAGGACTAGAGCGAGCCATTCTCAAGTCAGCCGATTTACTTGAGCAAGGTGACTATGGTCCTGTTGAAAAGATGATTAAAGATGCTGTGCAGATCAGCCTACAGAAGGACATGGGTACTGATTACTTTGAAGATCCGCGCGGGCGACTTGAAGGTTTAAAGAATTCAAACGGACAGGTCAGTACTGGTTGGCCCAGCGTTGATAAGAAACTATACGGTGGATTTAACCGAGGTGAGCTTAACATTTGGTGTGCAGCATCTGGTGGTGGTAAGAGTTTATTCCTTGCTAACCTAGGATGCAACTGGGCATTGAACGGTCTTAATGTACTGTATTTGACATTTGAGTTGAGTGAGAGTTTAGTTGCCATGCGTATGGACAGTATGCTCACAGGAGTCGGTACTAGAGAGATTTTCCGTAACTTGGATGATGTTGAGCTCAAAGTCAAAATGATGGGGAAGAGTGCAGGTAGCATACAGATCAAATATATGCCGTCTGGTAAAACTTGTAATGATCTTCGTGCCTACATGAAAGAGTATCAAGTTAAGAAAGGATTCAAACCAGACATCATATTGATCGACTACCTCGATTTGATGATGCCAATGAGTGTTAAGGTCAGTCCAAGTGACTTGTTTGTCAAGGACAAGTATGTGTCAGAAGAGTTGCGTAACCTAGCGATGGAAACACAGGCTATTGTTGTAACAGCGTCACAGTTAAATCGTGCGGCGGTTGAAGAAATTGAATTCGATCACAGTCATATCTCAGGCGGTTTAAGTAAGATTCAAACTGCGGATAACGTGATTGGTATCTTTACAAGTCGTGCAATGAAGGAACGCGGTCGCTATCAAATTCAGTTTATGAAGACACGGTCAAGTTCAGGTGTAGGACAAAAAGTTGACTTGGAATTTGACTTAGACACTCTCCGTATTAGAGATCTTGGTGAAGATGATGACAACGGATATTCCAAACCCAAGTCAAGTGTATATGATAATTTGAAAAAGACTTCGACAGTTGTTGATCAAAGTACAGGTGAGGTTCGCAATGATCCCACAGAAGGTATTGCTGTTGGAAAAATTAGAGGTGTTGCAGGTAGTTCAAAAATCAGAGAAATGCTTGCTGGATTAAATTCAGAAAAAGATTAAAATAAATTTGATACGTGTTGATTAACACATTGATTAATGGCCTGTTGCCACTGTTCTTCACCTGTTCCAGCTAGGCATAGTTCAACACTTGCCGGAGTTGTTAACCATTGATGATTTGGAGTCCACGGATCTTTTCCACTTTGTTCTCCTTCTAACTGGCCTGCCGACCAAACAGCTAATCCAACCCCTGCTCGATATAGCGATGGCCCACATCCTTCAGCAATTGCGGCCAATACTGAAACATCTCCCGTAATTCCCAACTCATCATTAATTTGCAAAGTACTCGAGCTTGTCCAATCAAGCGAATGTACCACTTGTACTCTTGTGGCTTCTACTGGCCCGCCAACATATATTGTTTCACTTCCTGAATATTCTATCCGGGCGGCGCTCATAATGGCCTGCATGTTAACCGTTTTTGCTGGTCTGTTGACTATCACACCCCATGCTCCGCTACTGCTATGTTGCGCAATCAACACTAGAGATTTGATAAAATGTCCGTCTTTATTTCGTGGCGGCGCTATTAAAAGATTGCCAGTTAAGAATTCAGTTGTGCTCATCATAATATTTAACTAATTGATTTGTCCATATGAATAATACTGATAAATATCCCATAATGAATCATTTTGAACAGCCCGGCAAACTACACCAAGAACTTAATCCTGTATTATGGACAAACGGTTCACTAAAAAAGCCAGTACAAGTTGCACTACTGCGTATTGCTCGAGCCTATTGGAAGTTCTTAAACATCAACACTCCTGTGATTGACATCATAGTTTCCGGTAGTCAAGCAAACTATACCTACGGTGAACACAGTGATATTGACTTACATTTAGTTGTAGATTATAGTAAGGTACAATGTGATCTAGCAGTAGATGAACTGTTTAAAACCAAACGTGATTTATGGCGCGAAGAACATGATATAGACATTCACGGTATTCCTGTTGAAGTTTATGTAGAAGATGTACACAAGCCAGCTGTTAGTTCTACCTTCAGTTTATTGACAAATTCGTGGAAAAAAGAGCCTAAAAAGACTCAGATCGAACCTGATTCTGAACGAATTGAACGTCTTTGTAAGGCCTGGATGATTTTGATAGCCACACGCCTTGCTACCAAAGAGCTAGATCAAATTGAACAGGTTAAAGACATGTTATGGCAGTACCGTAAGAAAGGGCTTGCTGTTGAAGGGGAGATGGGGGTACCAAATCTAGTGTTTAAAACTCTAAGAAATAGCGGAGTAACTGAAATGCTGTTAAAAGCAGCCAGCACACTCCGCGATCGTGATCTCAGTTTAGAAAGTAACGGGATTAGCTAAACTATACTCTGTTACTTCTTTTCCAGCCTTCTTTCTTACCTTGTGCAAATGCCAGTGTTGGAACCAATAGTAGTAATGCTAATAATCGTTTCATATAGTATCTGTTTAATTACTACTATTTACTGAAAGCGATTGAGTCCCTACCAATTACCAGTTGTTTGCCAGGGTTGTTTGACCCAGATATCAGCAACACCATCGTAATCGGCTGTACAATAATACATGGTAGTGTTCCCAAGCACCAGCATGCCTTGTTGATCTCCAGCAACTCCCTTGCTGGACACTGGCTCTGAACGTTTGCCTATAATAGGCGCAACATCTCTTGCTCTTCGCATAGCAATCTGTTCATTAACCCGCATTTGTTCCCAGTCTTGCTGACTAAACACTCCCAACACACCTGTAACTTCAGTGACTGAATCAGCTGGGCAAGTGCCAAAAAACTCAGGTGTTGGTGTGGGGTAATCACTTTCACGTGCCCACACAAACTCAAGACCCGCCACATTGGGAAACTTAGTGCCATTCATAGCAGGTTCAACAGCCACAGAAATGCCAGTTTCAGCATCCACATAGGTAAATTTTATATATTGTAAGCTCACGGTTATTCCTTAATTAAATAATACTGCGTCTCACGGCTCTCACGTACAGTGTAGTACCGCCTTTGGAGGTGTAGGATTGGTAACCATTACCAAGAGCCATGTACCAAGCGTTGATATTTGAGAACTCAGAGCTGGTCCAGTAGTTTCCTTCAGTCAATGTCTCACTGCCACCGTTAAAAATAGCAACGGTTGTTCGACTTGGCGACGTAGGGGCATTAAAGGCATCGTTTGTGTAGCCAGCGCCCGCTGGTATTGAATTCACGTTGATTCCATTAACTGTCCCGGTATCGCCTGGTGATCCGTAGGTTTTATAATCAAGTGCGCTGACTTGACGAGCATTCTGATCATTGGGATTGCTATTTGGCTTAAAGTTGCGGTATACCAATTCAAGTTCGTCTCGGCTTGGCAAATACCAATCTGTCTTGCCTCCAATGTTTAGGTTGTAGCAACTCCAGGCCGCTGGGTATGCTGTGGCATTGCCGGCAGCAATCATGGCCAGTGTGGCTTTGCGGCCTTCGGATAATGTTACCACAGAAAGCAGGGTGTTGAGGTTGTTATTTTGGAGACTGCTGGATTGAGTTGACTTGGGTGCTAATATTACACGGTATTGCGCCATGATGCTCCAGTCTGAGTGTGTGCCCGAACCTTCCACACTGCTGACATTCAACACCAAGGTTGTGCCGCCCGCCTGTGCCACAGTGGCAATCATTTTGGTGGCAGGGTTGCTGCGCCTGCGAACTTCCAACGTCTGTCCAAGATACACAATAGGAGCATTAGACATGTCAGGCACAATAAAGGTGTATTGACCTGGTGTTGATATGGTCGTAGTGGAAGTACTTGTAGTAATTTCATTCCATATCAGCCCGGCATAATAACCGCCTTCAAAACTGGCACCAATGGCAGGGGTCGCGGTAGGTGTGGCTATGTAGCTGGAGAATTGACCTTTGGTAGTTATATTCCACACTTCACTATAGGCACTTGTGCCATTATTGTAGCCTGTGTAGCGAACCCTAGCATAATATGTTGTATTACCTGCACTAAGTCCAGTAACAGTCCATGAGGTCCTGTTGGTGCCGGTGCCGGCTGTCAAGCTGGCAAAGTTGGCAGGAACAAATGTGCTGTCCGTTGATATCTGCCAGTCACTGCTGGCATGAGAATCAAAAGTACCAAGATAGATAAAGGAGCTGGCTGTGAAAGTGATACTTGGACTGTTGTAATCTATAGTTCCGCTGGCTGGATTTGTAATACTTGGAGCTTGAACTGATTTTGCCAAAACCCTAATGGTCACAACTGTGCTGTAGGCGCTGACCTGGTTATTAGTGCCTCTGTGTCGCACACGCAAATAGAATGTGCCCAGAGTTCCCAATGTTACCCCCCATGCGGTCTTGTTGATTGTACTGGCCATTGATTCTGCTACTACCGCGGTAAAGGCCGCGTCAGAAGCCAGTTGCCAATCCGTATCCCGATGTGTATTGGCTTCTCCTAGAGAAACAAAGGCGCTGGTAGTAAAAGTAACACTATTTCCCGGCTCTGTGCCACTATAGTAATTGTAGGGACTACTAGCTGGATTGGTAATAGTAGGTGCTGTTACTCCCGAAGTCAAAATAGTGAGTGGGATGTCTCTTGATAGTTGCCCGCTGGTCATAGTCAGGAGATTGGTGCCTGAACTGCTGGGTGCTGTGTAAGTAATGGTGTTGCCTGAGATACTAACAGTTCCTGCAGGTGCAGTGCCTGCGGTGACACTGACTGAATATGTACTAAAGGCATCAAAGTAATTGATCACATAGTTGACCACTTGATTGATATACACCACCGTTGGGCCACTCAGTACGAAAAAAGGAATATTAAGAGCACTGTTGGCCCACTTGCCGCTAGCTTCGTCGTATTTTAAATATTGTCCGTTGATTGGACTAGTAATGACAACATCTGTTAAATTAGCAAGATTAGTAGTACCAGCAGTACCCGTACTTACTGGCCACGGGCCTACAAATAAATTAGTAGCAGTAACCGTGCCACCTACATATACACTGCCACCTATGCCAACACCACCTGCCACACGTAATGCACCTGAGTTAGTACCAGTTGAAGCAGTGACATTTGTAACTGTAGTAATGCCACTGAATACTCCTGTTGTGGCATCTACTGATCCGCCTGATAAATTTGTAGCAGTAGTGGCATACCCAACTTGTAATGTAGCAGTTGAAACAAATGTTGCCGTGTTGCCTGCACCTGCTTGTAGTAGTGTACCTGCGTTGCCTGATGGAATAAATGTTGTTGTTCCTGGAGCGGATTGGATTGGAATCTGTCCAGCTAAACCACCGGCAATATTTGTAGCAGTAGTGGCATTGGCCGCTGTTAATCCACTTGGACTTACCCAAGTAGGAGCAGATCCTGTACCGTTTGTTTGTAAAAGTTGTCCGGCGGTACCTGCGGCTAAA